CTCGTATCACGGGGAGTGACGGACCCGGACCTCATTACCACTTACGATATCCGCTACCACTATTTAATGAACGCGGTGGTTTTTCCGGTGAAGCGTAACGGAATTCTCTACGGATGGCAGGCCCGCAAGATTGCCCCCGTCGGCGACGAAGCAAAAACCCTTTTTCCCACCGGCTTCAACAAAGCCTCTTTTCTTCTCAACCACGACCGCGCCGCCACCGCTTCCGATTTAATCATGGTGGAAGGCCCCTTCGACTGCCTCAAGGTCGATGTCTACGGCTTCGGTGCCGTCTGCTCCTTCGGAAAACTTCTCAGTCAAACCCAGATCAAGCACATCCTCGATGCGGCTTGCAAGCGCGTGTACGTGGGCCTGGACCCCGACGCCTACCTCGAAGTCTACGACGTGATCGAGCGCCTGGGTTTTAAGAAAAAGATTTATCGGATTCTGCCCCCGGAAGGGAAGTCGGACTTCGGTGAGTGTTCGCAACAGGATGTTGCGAGAGCAATCGACAATGCAAAACTGATTACAAGTCCTTCGGAATACCTAGAGTTATATTTCAAATAACTCAAGGATGACGAAGGAGGCTCAGTGGACGAGCTTAAGGCGAATAAGGCCCTGTTGGATGCCCGTGGCAAGAGGGAAGCGCGGCGTGCCAAGCGCCTCAAAAAGTACGAGGAGCTTGGGCAGTTTAAAAATGGAGTTTACTTTTGTAAAGGAGGGATACCGATCGACGAAGAACGGCTTCGCCAGTACGACGATTCTTGTTATTTCATGATTCAGAAGTTTTGCCCGCGTCAGTCGATTCACGAGGCGTCCTTCGATTACGAAGACCTCATGAACCGTTGCCGTCTCGAAGTTTTCATGGCCCTCCTCAACGGATGGGACCCAAAGAAAGCTCTCAAGGGCAAGTGTGAAGTATCGCAAAAGTGGAAAGACGAGAATCGTGAAATTGCGATTGCTCGAGCTGAGCGAGGAATTGTGAAGGGTCGCCTGATAAATTATTTTCGACGCACGCTGTGGACATATCACCCAGATCAATTCGGTGGATGCTCAACGAGTTACGATGAAATTTGTGAAGGCATTCATCAGGAATATCGTCAAGGAGTTTTTCGTGAACAAGACCCTCTCGCGTTTTCGCGTGGCGTTCAGCATCAACTTGACGGGCTTCTCTTAGTTCTTCGGAGAGAAGGCAAGGAAGCAGCAAAAGAAAAATTTCTTCATCTTGGAGAAGACATGAGGGAAAAAATTTTGATGTTGATTAAGGAGAAGAACTCTGTTGAAATTTTCTCACTCGAAAGTGGTGTGTGATTGAAAAGTCCGACTGAAAAGCCGATTGTCCCATTGCATTTGCATACCGTGTACTCGGTGCTCGATGGAGCCTCAACCATCGACGAGTATGTGGCGTGGTGTAAAGAGAACGGCTCACCGGCCCTGGGTATATCAGACCATGGATGGTGCATCGGACTTCACGAACTGCAAGACAAGTGTCTCGCATCCGGGATTACTCCTTTGCCCGGGTGCGAGTTTTATCTGGCCCCTGACCGTGACTACAAGTTCAAAGGGAAGCCTTACGATTACTATCACGTGACGGCATGGGCAGTGAACGAGAAGGGCTACAGGAATCTTCTGAAGCTCGGCTCGATTTCCTTTCAGGACGACCAGCTTCCAGGCTGGAAGAAGGATAAAGAAATCTACAGGCCCGAACCTAAGAACCGTGTGGCTAAGAAATTCGCAGAACTCAAGCCTCGCATCACGTTCTCGGAACTTTTCGAGCATAATGAAGGCCTCGTGATCGGTTCAGGGTGTTTGATCGGCGCTCTCAATAAGGCCCTGCTCCAGGGTGAGCCTGAAGGAGCCACACGGAACGCCGCCAAGCTTCTTGAGGTTTTTCATGGAAGATTCTTCATTGAGATCATGCCCCACAAATGCACCCACAACTGGGACCGTACCGGCAAACAATTTACGCACAACGAGTGCTCAGATTTTTCCCCAGATGGCGACCTTCAAAAGGCGTGCAATATCTGGAATATTGATTTCGCCAAAAAACAAAAGCTCCCGCTGCTTTTGACCCTTGATTCCCATTTCGTGAAGCCTGAACAAAAGAAAGTTCAGGACGTTCTCCTCCAGAACGGAAGCCCTGACGGCTGGCGTTTCCACGAATCGTATCACTTACTTTCCACCCAAGAGACTTGGGAGCGTTGGTCTGAGCAGCTCGGTAGTGACACTGAAAACCGGAAGCTCTTCGAAGAAGCCGTGGAAAACACCCACCTCATCGCCGACGTGGCAAAAGGATTCTCAATCAAGGATGATTACCACCAGCCAAGGGTGGATTTCCCCGAGGAAATTCGGAACATGGACGTTCCGGAGAAAACTAAATTAAAGGAATTGATCGTCAAGCAAATTGAAGCCCACGGAAGGATGAAGTGGGATGACCCCCGCTACATCGAGCGCCTCGAGCGTGAGATCGCCGTTATTTGCGATAACGGAATTATCGACTTTGCTCCCTATTTCATTTTCCTCGAAAAATGGAACGTATGGACCCGGGAAAACTCCATTCTTTCTGCTCCTGGCCGGGGCTCCGGGGCTGGTTCTTTGCTGTGCTATTTGCTGAGAATCACCCACCTTGACCCGTTCAAGTATGAACTTCCATTCGAGCGTTTTCTTTCCATGGGCCGCCTCAAGCGTGGAAAGTTCCCCGATATTGACTGGGATTTAGGCGACCGCGAGCCCCTCCTCGCTAAGCTGAAAGAAGTCTACGGCGATAAGATGGCCCAGTGTTCTACCCATGGCACTCTCAAGATCAAATCCGCGATCAAAGATTCTTGCCGGGTTCTCCTCGGCATTAATTCCATGGACAAACGAGTCGATGACGTAACAAAATCCATCGCCAACACTCCCATGGGAGTAAAGGATATCGACTTCCTCGTGGGATACGTGGACAAAGAGGGGACCCGTCACCCCGGCCAGCTCGAGCAAAACGACAAGCTCGCTGATTTCTTCGTGGAGCATCCCCAGGTTTTCGACATGGTGAAATCTCTTCTTGGGATTCCCCGGAGCGTAGGCCGCCACGCTTCCGCCTATTTCATCTCAGACGCTCCAATTACCTTGAGCGTTCCGACCTGCAATATCTCGGGCTACACCTGCACCCAATACACGGCAGAGCCAGCTCAAAAAGCAGGGCTTATCAAGTTCGATTTCCTTCGCGTGAACACTCTGGCTGATATCGCGGGCTGCATTCGTATGGTCCAGAAAAATAAGGGACACAAAGTGTGGCAGGAGAAACTCGTCGTTGGGAAAGAGACTTTTAAGATTTGGAAAGGTGAACTCCCACCGGAAATGATTCCATGGGAAGGGGGACACCTTGACATGTACGAATTGCCGGAAGACCCCCGGGTGCTTAAAGCCTTTGCTGATGGCCGCACAGAATCGGTATTCCAGTTTAACACCCCGGCGCTCACCGGCTTTTGTAAGCGAGTAGGCCCCACGACGATTCAGGACCTTAGCGACATCGTTGCTCTTGTTCGTCCCGGTCCTCTTTCCGCGAAACTCGCCGATGGCGACACCATGGCTGAGAGCTACATCAAGGCGAGGAACGGCAAAAAATCCGTGATTTATATCCACCCAGGAATGGAGCCTATCCTTAAAGACACCGCCGGTCAGATCGTTTATCAGGAGCAAATCCAGAGAATTTTCTCGGACCTCCTTGGATATTCACCTGAAGAAGCCGATTATATGCGTGAGGTTCTTGCGAAAAAGAAAAAGCAGGACCTTCAAAAACTCGTGCCCGAAATCAAGGATAGAGCCAAGGTCCAGGGATGGACCGAGGAGCAAGCGAACGTGTTCGCCGACGCCTGTATCGCGGCTTCGCAATATTCCTTCAACCGGGCTCACTCGGCTTCCTACGCCGTGGTCGCCTACATTTGCCAATTCCTCAAAGAATATTTCCCGCATGAATGGTGGACGGCTGTTCTCCAAAACGCCAAAGTTGATGACATCCGGGAAAAGGGGTACGCCTTAGCTGTCCAGGACATGCTCGAGATGCCCCATGTGAATGGCCCGACCGACACCTTCGTTTTGGAAGAAGGCAAGATTCACTCGCCGCTCTATATCGTGGAGCGCGTCGGGGATTCTTCGTGTCGGGCCATCCTGGAGGCGAGGGAAAAGGGAGGGAACTTTAAATCCTTTTTCGATTTCTATGACCGTGTGGACAAATCCCGCGTAGACCAAACCGTATTCCACAATCTGATTCGGTGTGGCGCGATGCGTTTTGTGAAAGGAGATGCCACCGAGAGCGAGCTGATTTTCGATTATCATACCTTCCGCCGTGTACAAGAACTCAAGGCCGGTAAGGGCAAGCACGGCGATGAACTCCGCAAGGCGATCACCGATTTTATGATGGCTGGAGGAAAAGTGGACTGCCCTGAGCTTTACCAGGACCCACTTGAGCTTGAAACTCAACGCATCGCGCTGCTGCCGATCTATCGCTTCGATACGCAAAAAACATTTTCGAAGTACCTTTGCAATTTCGGATTCATGCTCGATGAAAACGGAATCATGACTTACACGAAATTCATGTCGTCGATTCTTGTTGCAAAAAATGTTCAGCATCTTCAAGATATCTACAAGGCGCAAAGTGGGAGTACGATCGGGTTTCTCGGGCTCGTAAAAGAGGCTGAAGAATTCACATACATGGACAAGAAGAATGTCCCCCACAAGCAAGCCACCGCCCTTAAGATTCAGATTGCCAACGACGGCACTGATTTAGAGTGTGTGATGTGGCCGAACGTATACAAAAAATTTGGTAAGCCGAATTTTTCGAAGATTGCGTTTGTGACAGGTAAAGTAAAAGAATCACGCGAGCCCGGAAAGTATTCCTTGTTCGTTGATGATTTCAAGCAGTTCTAAGGAAGGACAGCATGGGGCCTCAGCTCGAATTTTTAATTATCGACGAACGTCGCTTTGAAGAGCTAGTGAAGAACGTGGACGCGTGCGCTCACCACAGCTACCTTTCCGACGGTACTCTCATTTCTGCGATTGGACTTCTCGTCCCCACGCTTCAAGGCGAAACCGTCGCCCTCATTTCCCGCAAACTTCATTGTCCTGATGTCCAGGGCGCTGAAAACGAAATCCGCAACGCTGCACGTGTGCTTGCTCGAGAGATCAAGGCAATCGTGGAATTCAAGGATGAATTCGAACAGACCCTATATATGGATGATGAGGGTATTCCTGTCGAAGTCGGCAAGGAATCGGTGCGGATTTTGCGGGGTAGTATGGGATTCCCGTCGATCACGGTGATCAGTGAGGAAGCTGTAATTAATCTGGTGAGGGACTAATGAAAAAATTGGTGATTCTTATTGGTGACGCCGAGACGGTGGCCACCTACGACGGGCTTTTGATGACCGTTGGTAAATCTAAAACCGAGAAGGCCTTCGCTGGTCGTCTCTCCTACAACGAGCCGCTTGAAGATATTATGTCCGAGATTTTCTCTGCTCCCATTCGCCGATTTCCTTCGACTACGATGGATGTGACGATCAATGAGAACCATCTCCGCCGTTTCTTCGGCAAGATGAATCGTGGAATTTTCTCGATCACGAATTACATCGGCAAGCGCCTTGATTCGGCCTGCCAGATTCTCGACTATTTCGAAAATCGAGTGGGTGCTACAGCTTTTGGAGGTGGTTGGCTTGGAAAAATGTTTTTGGATAAGTACAACAACTTACCGGCTGGCGTGTACCTCGTAAGCGATGCTCTTGTACCCCAAGCAAGAATTCTACAGGCGCTATTGCCAAACGAAGCGGAAATTGTTCATATCGTTGGTGACGGACAAACCAAACTTGAAAACGCACTCGCTGTAGAGCCAAAGACAAATGATCGCGCTACCAAAAAGTCTATTACGGAACTGCTGGAACAACTGAACAATAAGTGGAAAGGGATTACCAATGACGAACATCAACAATAATGAACTCGACCTCGGATTCAACCTCGGCTCCTTCGACAAAGGCGGCGGCTACGATAGGCCGGTAAACGTACCCGATGGTGCTTCGTTCTGGAGAATCATGCCTCCAGCGAATCCCTCGGTCAGCCGCGAGTTGTTCCACAAGTATGCCCTCCACTGGGGTTTCACAAACGCTGCGGGCAAGAAAAATCCTGTACAGTGTTCTTACCCTCACGAGCGTTTCTGTCCGATTGACCAGCGTGTGTTCGAAGCAGAAAGACTTCTCGAGCGTGCGAAGCAGAACAACGATAAGGAAAAAGAAAAAGAATTTTTGGAATATATCTCCGAGTGGAGAGCCCGTATCCAGTTCATCTACAACGCCGTGAATTCTCAGGGCGAAGTGGTCCTTCTTTCGGTTGGAAAAACCGTAACGGATGGAATCGGCATAAAAATAGCTGAGGCCGTGAATACCTGGAAGATCAATCCGATCTCCCTCACCAGCGGACTGTGGTTCCAAATCACGAAGACCGGCAAAGGATTCCAAACGGAATACGCGGTGGACTTTAAGAAGGTAAACACTCTTGTGAACGGCGTTCCTACCCAGACGTTGGACCAATCCGCACTTCCTCAAGTCCTCGTTGACGCGATCAATCAGCAAATGGTTGGCGGCGCTGGTCCTTTGAAAGATATCCACAACCAGTACGCCATCAAGACGGCGGCGGAACTGAAGCTCATGATGGACGGACAGCTTCCTGCTGCTTCTTCTTCGAGCACCGGCACCGTAGGTCAGCAAATTCCGGCACCGACGTTCGTCCCCCCTCCGGTGGTTCGGGCTCCGACTTTTGTGGGAGGGGTGATTTCGAACCCCGTCCTCCCAGCGTCAACGGCCATTCCTCCGACGATGACAATGGGTGCGACCTCTACGTCCCCTGGGATGGTAGCGCCGACACCGCCCATTTCTACGACTTCTAATTCCGATGCAACGGAAGCAAGGAAGCGGTTGCTTGACCGTTTGAACGCAGGAAACGCAACAAACTAATCTGAGGTTAACTATGAATGATGACGTGAGTTTAGTTTTAAGGACGGGGGCAGGATACAGCATCCTCCCCGTCGAG